ACACAAGGTCTTCTGGATGATCTAAATGACCTTTTCCTTCGACTAGATTGATTCTTTCTAATTGTCGTAATGACTTAGCAATGACTTCTGAAAGGCTCATTATTACCTCGACTGTAATAATGCTATTTTTTCTGCTCTCATTGCTGAATAACTTAACGACTCTGCTACTGCTCGTTTTTCTGGTTCTACTTTTCCGTCTCTCATTTGACTTATTGCATAATCATTAAGTCTTTTTGCCGCATCTCTAGTGGCGATACGACCTGTTTGTTGACTTGTCCATCTAGCACCGTGCCATGTATATACCATTCCATCTTGTTGGAGTTGTTCCCCCCTTGGATAATTAGTCATGTCGGGTGTAAAGGATGCTTTGTCAAAGCCCGGGCCGGTTCCTGAATAGTTGCCTGATGCATCAGTGCTAGGTCTGTTAAGTTCTGCGCCTTGAGCATTTTTATCTAATTCTTTATTAAGTTCTTTTTCAGGATTATATTCTTCTTTCTCCAAGTAGCCATACTTCTTACCCTTGTCTGAGCCTACATATGCATTTAATTTCTTAACCTGTTGAACAGTTGCTGGTTCTTCAGTAGCCTTTTTGATCCATTGTTTCTTACCAGTCTCTTTATCTACAGCAATTATATAAGACTCGTCTTCAATTACTAGAGGAGCCCTTTTAGTAGCATCTGTGTTGATTTGCTGTACAAACTTTTCTATATTTGTTTCTAATCCATCAGATGAAACATCTTGGGCGATTGTTCCTTCTGGCGCACCTATAGGTTTAATACCTACACTTTTTGATGCTCCGTATGCTGTTCTTCCTAATTTTCCAACTAGATTCCAATCAATGTCTGGCTTATTAGGATTCTTTGATAAATTATACTTTTCATATATTTGAGCAATAATAGCATCTGATGATGATTTAGATTTACTAAGAGATACACCTTTCATCCATTGCCCATACCAATCTCTTAAGAATTCATCTAAAGTTCTACCAGACTCTTCAGGAGCCTCATCAATAATAGATTCTAATATATTATTCATCATCGCATGGTTATAATCCATACTCTCCATTATTCTTTCATCTAGTTGTCCATTCCAGCCTGGATATGCTCGTTTAATTTCTTGTGTTGACATACCATTAGGGTTGCCAGGATATCCACCTTTTTGTAATTGTGCAATAGTATATTGTTGCCAAACCTTCATCTGATTTTTTGGGCTTTTTTTGTTGCCCCAGGCGTCTTTTTCTGTGCTCCAATCACCTTCTCCTGCTTCCCAGTAACCATATGCATTTTTATCAACCATTCTAGGATTAAACATTCTTCTGAATTTTTCTTGGAAGCCAGGAATCAATCCACCCTTTTCGTCTTTGCCGTCAACGTCTATATTTGATTCGTCTCCAGGTGGTTTATTTCGACCTTTGGGTGCTTCAGGAGGACGTACAAGTCCACCTTCAAGTCCTGCTTGATATAGTGGCTGAAGCATCACTCATAAAATTGTCTAAAAAGATTTTTTGTGCTAGTTGATCTCTATAAGTCATTTTTGCCCCTCGAGGCAAAGACATGCTCATATCTTTTTCTTTAGGAGAATTGCCACCTTTACCTTGAGTGTTTAAAATCTTATCTTTTAAATCACCTGCAAACCCTTCTTTTACTATTACGTCATTAAATTTCATGTGAATGCTTATCCATTAAACTTTTTTATTGTTTTTGAGAAACGATTTTTGTCTCTTCCTCGGATAGCACTTAGCAATTTCTTTTCTAGTTGTTCAGCCTGAACGTTATCGTAATTTCTATGAATAAACTCAATTAAGTTTACAGCACTGGTAATGATATTATTGCCACGTGACTCGACAATATGCGGAATGTCTCGGTTGGTGCCGAAATTTTCTAATTCTTCTAAGAGGCTTTTAGTTTTCTTTTGCATAAGTGTAATTCCTTACTACTATTTAGTCTACCATGACCGTTTTACTTATTATTTGTCTTTGAGAGTATTGAGTAAAGACTTGAGTTTTGTACTTTGAACATCACCATTTACTTTCTTTTGTTCTGTGTCTACTTGTTCGTCTACTATTTGATCTGTTAGTCCTACTTGTGATGTTGTTTTAAATTTATCCATGATAGATTGTGCAGATGGTTGTGATGTATTATGAGTTGGAGCATTAGTACCTGGGTCTGTAATACGTAATGTCTCAATATCAAATGCTAATTCGACTTTTTGTCCTACCCCTGAACTTGATCTTGTCTTCATCAACTGAATCTGATACTGCCCACGTTCTCTCATGCTACGTGATGTAAAGATACCGAACACATTGTCTGCTGTATTAATCTTACTGATACCACCTGAGATATGACTGTGATCAAATTCGATTTCATCAACTGAACTTCTGTTTAACTGTGATGCAGTTACAAAAACTATATCTAATTCTTTTGCCAAGTTACGTAATTCTTCTGAAACATACTTGTCTTTAACAAACAAGTCACTAGGACTTACTTTAGCACTTACAGGCATTAACAAATCCAAATAGTCAACACACATAAAGTCTAGTTTCTTGCCTGTTTGTATTTGCAGTTCTCTTGTATATGCTCTAAGATCATTAACTGTAGACTGTGCCGGCATATATTTAATTTGAAAGTGTCCAGATGCTTTTTGCTTCATCTTTACTTTCATTTCAACATTGTCTAAGTCTCTAAACACTTCTTTAGCCTTTGTATCAGTTATCATAGAATCTATACGCATTGCCGATAGTTCTTCACTTAACTCTAAAGTGACATATATACCTGATAGACCTTGCTCTATCCAATTGACTGATAGATTTTGCATAAACAATGATTTACCTGAACCCGAACCCCCTGCAAAGATTTGTAGTTCTCCTTTGTTGAATCCACCATATAGTTTTTGATCTAAACAGGGCCAGCCTGTAGATGCTTGACCATTGCTTGATTTAAGATGCATAAGACGAGCCCTAGGATCTTCAAAGTAATCGATACCTAAATCTCTTTGTAATGATATTTGTACAGCATCTTTGATTAACTTTTCGACAGGATCATAGTCTCCCTTTTCTAACAAGTCTGCTGAAGACATGATTGCTCTTTCTAATTCTTGTCTACGAGTAAACGATTCAAACTCAGACATAAACCATTCATAATGACCATCATCTAAATCAGCAACTGGATCGATTGTTTCTCCTGTTGTTGCTTTGATTTGCGTTGAGTCAGGCAATATTTTAAATTGATCTGAATGTTCTCGCATAAACTCTGCGACAGGTCTTAGTCTTCTGTCAAAGTTTTCTGCATTAAAAATATTAGTAACCCTAACAAACAACTCTGCGTTTGTTATCATCATTCGCAAGAACAATTCTTGTACTTCTGCGTTAAATTCTTTTAGCAATTTTATTCCTCATAACTTCTACTTTGATTTTACTATTAGTAGCGGAGTCTATTATACTTAGTAATGTATTCAGACGTCCATATTTAATTACTGCATCATTTGCATCTTTAATGTCTTCTGACCAGTTGGGCAAAGACACATCATAACCTAATTCTAATGCTCTTTCACAGATACCTAATCCTGTTTGATCCTGATCAGGAACAACAATCACACGTTTACCCAATTTGTTAATTACAGCAACTTGATTGTCATTAATCGTATCATGTGTTAGTGCTAGTCCATTCATTGAAATTGCATCAAAGATACCTTCAAACACTAAGACAACTTCCCAATCATCTTTTTGTAAGTCTGTACCAAATACATAGCCTTGTTGTTGATCATTAATGAACTTAGGATTTCTATCATCCATGAATCTAATTGTACTACCAACTACTTTGTTTTCATATGTATATGGGATAACAATACCAAGTGCTTGTCTACCCTCTGCTTTAGGATTAACCATAAAAGGATAATCATTATGTTGTAATCCTCTCTTGTTTAAGTAATCAATATACACTTGATGTTCTTTATTTGCTGTGTAAATCAATTCTCCAGCTGGCATCGGTTGCTCTTTAAACTTAGGCAACTTAATTTGTTTCTTCTTTGTTAAGATTGAATCTAACAAATCTTTATGCTGAATAGAATGCAGAGACCATTTGTTAATGTCTGTATCTGGCATGTTACACCAAGTTAAGAATGAACGAGTCTTTCTACTGATTGCTCTACCTAATTTGAAACCGCATTTAAAATTGCAATTAAAACAATGATATTGCCAATCATCTCCATCTGCTTTGATTCCACCACGCATTCTTTTGTCAGGGTTATGACCATTGTGCGAACAGCAAGGAGCATTGAATGACGTCCAGCCACTCTGAGTCTGTTTCTTTTTGCCAGGGATAACCGTAAGTATATCAAACATATCTGATATTATATACGAAAGAGAGTGTTAAAACAAGTAAACAGGGTAACTTATCTAGCCAAAACAGTAACTATGTTACCCACATTTGATTCAAATTTGATTTTAATAAAAGGATGATACCCTTTAATAGTATAACCTATAGTTCCTGATTGTACAGCACCATTTGCGGCATTGCCATAACGATATGAATTGATGTCATAAAAACTGTCATCAACAAGAGTAGATCCTTGTAGAGTTACATTACCAACATAGTTTGCATAGTCTACTGATGTAGTTAACACAGGACTATCTTGTGTATTAATAATACTTGAAAAGTATGTAACTGCATCTGAATTTGCATTAGCAGTATTTGAAGGGAATGTTTGATCACTAGGTATCGTAACTGTCTGTGATGCTACAAAAGAAGGTAGAACTGAATCTCTAATGTTTAAGTCTCCTCTTGCCCCTGCTTGAGAATCTACAAAGACTGGCAAGTTAAGATTTCCACTTGGCCATTCTAATGAGTAATAGCATTTTTGTGCATTGATCTTTTCGATTTCAGCGGCTGTTGTGTTAAGAACAAAGATACCGTTGACATCAAGTACTGGAGTCAGTGCCTTTTTCAAAAGGATTCCGGTACCATCTGAATCAATGGCTCTAAAGGATATGGATTGATTAGCAGTAGCAATCGCCGATAGATCGACTGGCTTCTGTTCTTGGTTCAGAAACTGAAACTGTAATTGATTGTCAACGCCTTTATTTAACGTTAATGGTTTTGCATAGACTGGCATATATTTCCTCGGGCTTGTGCCTGACAGAACCACAACTTCTTGTCTGACTGTATATGTATATACTGATGTAGTGTATGACACAAATTTTAATCTCCTATAGAATATATTTATCTTTGAGAGTTGTAACTAAGAAATATAACCATTTTTGTGAGGGTACTAAATACTTTACATATATGA